GGTTAAGCAAGGTAAATCGAATCTACTTGTTAATCTATTATGTAATCCCGACATGTATAAGGATAAATTCGATATTGTTAAGATTATAAGTAATACATTAAATGCTGATCCAAAGGGTAAATTAATGAATAAATATTTCGAATGTGAAGACCACTATACTGATGAAATGGTTACTGATATAATTGAATCACAAAAGAAATATGAAGATTTTGAAAGACCATCGATTGCATTAGTTTTAGATGATATTTTAACAAAAGATTTTAAAAAGTCAAATGCTGTCTCTTTCCTTGCAACAAGATTTAGGCATTATGGTATTGGATTATTAGCATTTACAACACAATCATTTCGAGCAGTTAGCGGTCTTATTCGTAATAATGCTACTGATGTAATTATCATGAAACAACAAAATACAAAAGAATTAGAAAAGATTGCCGAAGAATATGGGGATATGTTCCCTAATATATTTATGGAGTTATATAAGAAAGCTATTGAAGATCAACCATATTCATTTTTATATTTAGATTTACAAACTAATCCCGCAACAGCATATATTCGATTTGAAACAAAAATTGCTGAAGGTGATAAAAAATTATTTTAATTATTAAATAAATTTAATTATATTTATATATTATAAAATGGATTTGTATTCAAGTGGTGGATCGATAGCACAAGTGAATAGTCAAACGGCAAAAACCCGTGCTGATAATCAAGCAACACAAGATTTTAATAATACTTTAGCTGAAAATTTAGATTTAGCAACAACTGAATTAGATAGTGCTGCTGCTTCTAAAAATCAAAAGGATCTATTGAGTATTGGTACATCGGGTGGTAAAATTGTATCAAAAACTGGTATAGTTCAAGCTGGTGGGTCAGCAATGAAAAAATTAGGACAACAAGCATCCGCAAGATTAGCCCCAGCTGCTGGTGATACTCTAATAGAAGGTGAGGGTGCTGCGGCAACGGTTACTACGGTTGGTGAAGATGTTGCTGCTGCTAGTTCAGCACTCGAAGCTGGTAGTGAAGGTGCTAGATTAGCACTCGATGCTGGTAAAACTGCTTTGAAAGGTGCTGCTATTACGGGTGGTAAAGCATTAATTGCTGGTGCTGGTGGAGCATTAGATTTAGGTGAAGATATTAGTGCTTTTGCAAGTGGTAAAAAGGGGGTGGATGTTTTTGGATCTAATAATTATTCCCGTGTAGGTAATCTTATGAATATTGCTGGTAGTGCTTTAGAAGTTGGTGGAGTAGTAACTGGTGGCATCACACCATGGAGTATTGGTGCTGAAATCCTTGGTGCTGGTATAGGGGCGATTGGTGCTGGTCTAGAATTAGCGGGCGATATGGACGCAGCGGATGAGAAAAAAGATAAAACTACTGAAGATATCCAATCTCAAGCAAGAAGTTTAGGAGGTACTCAAGCTGTAACTACCGAAGTTGCGAGAAGTAATTAAATGTAAATTTTTTTATTTTTTTTTTTAATTTATTTGTTAAGATTTATTTTATATTAGTATATTATAAAATGAGTTCCTTTTGGCGTAATGATGATAAAATCAAGGTTTCACAAACCCAAGTTTCTATTCCTTCCACGAATGGATTATCTTATTCGGGGACTGCGGGACAAAGCGGTCGTAGGGTAGATTTTGAGATTCCATCCACAGTTAAATTTTTAGATGGTAAAAATTCATATTTACAATTCGATATTAAAGTAGGTCTTCCAGCTGGAGGTGTTCCAACTCGCCTCCATCTTGATCCTTTCATCGGGGGTCAGTCAGTAGTTAAAAATATTCGTATTTTTGGAAAAAATTCGGGGCGACCACTTTTGGAGGAGATAAGTGATTACAATGCGAAAGTCCAAATGCAATATTCATACGATCAAGATGATAGCATGAGAAAATTAAGAGCATTAAAAGAAGGTTCATTAGTTGGGACAGTTGAGAATCGAGGCACACTTGGTACATCAGTATCTAACAATATCGATTTATCTTCTAATCCTTATTACAAGCCCGTGGGGACTGTTCCCGCTGGTCGTGATTGGGGGACTGCTGATGATTTCCTAACTGCTAAATTATCACTTCCAATCCATACTGGTATGTTTGCCGATGGAGGCAATAAAATTTTCCCCGTCCTTATGACTGATGGTCTTTTTATTGAAATTGACCTTGAAGACCCAGCAAGATATCTTAAGCAGTTAGATAGTGTAAATCGCCATCGTCGTATGAAACAAAATCCAGTATTCCATGGTGTTGATAAAGATGGTCTTGCTCTATCAATTAATAATGCAACTAACCGCACCGAGATATTTTTAGGCAAACAAAACAATATGACGAAGGTAGAAAATTGCCCCTTTGTAAAAGGTGAGAGAATTGGTATTTGTAAAATAGATAATCCTAAAAGTGAATGTGCCTTGACCCTAACCGCTACTGGAGCTCAAGGATTTCCCAAGATTGAAAATATTGAAGAAAATGTTGATGGTTATGTAAGAATTACTTGCGAGCAGTTCCAAAATAGCAATACTGGTACTGGTTTAGAAGCAACCTCTAATAATTTCATTTTATTTAGTGCTGCCCTCGATACTAGACGACTAGAAGCGGATGATTTAGAAACACAGCTTATTGCTAAAACTACATCATATGCTGCAACTACTGAAATTTCGAATTGTGCTATTATCGCCCAGCAAGTTGATTTAGATCCGCAGTATGAAGCGGGTATGATGAAGAGAATGAGAGATGGTGGATCAATTGAAATTGATATTCCAAGTGTTACTAATTATAAACATTCACTATTGAAAACTAATCGCAATGCTACGATTAATCTTCCAGTATCTAATACTCGTGCTAAATCGATGATTGTAATGCCTACTTCGGCTGAAACTCTAAATGTTGCTGATTTAATGGCTGGTACATCTTCAACTTACGAAGAAGAAACTACTGCGATGGATGGTCGCCTTCATTCAATTCGTAGCGGTCAAGTTGGTATTATAGACCGCCTTACATCTTACCAAATGGTTGTAGATGATAAACTTGTTCCATCTCGTCCTATTGTTGTATCTAAAATTAATAAGGGTAAATCGATAGCAGCACAGCCCCTTATCGAATTAGAAAAGGCACTTAATCAAGCGGGTGTTGTTCCAAGGTCTTTTGTTGATTACAATAGAAATTTCTTGATTGGTCGTGCTTATGCTCTAAATGATGGAGTTGCGAATCTAAATAATAAATCTAATCAACTCCAGTTATTTTATGGTGAAAGTACTGCTGCTGGTGTAGATCAAGCACCCGAGCATGATAAACTCTTATTTTGCTTCCTCTTCCATATCCGTCGTATATCGATTAAGGGTGATAGTGTTTCGGTTACTCTGTAAAGAAATTGTAAATATTTTCTATGTATCTTTTTTAATTTTTTATTTCAAAATTATTTTATATTGTATTAATATAAAATGAGTAAGAAGTATCTAAATATTCAACCGAATAATGTTCCCGCCTCGGGTAAGGTGTCGTTTGCCCGTGGTAATCCAATCCTTACTGTTACGCTTGGACGCCAAGATGCTATGTTAGATTTATCATCTATTCGTCTTTCGGGTGATCTTAATATATGGAGAGATGCTGCTGGTACTCTTCATCCTACTGGTGTTAATGCTACTGAGTTGCGTGGATCTCATAAACTAGGAATTTATGCAGCAATCGATCAGCTAGTTTTTAGACATGCTGAAACTAAACAAGTAATCGAGCATATTAGACATTATGGACGCTTTATGTCTTCATATATGCCTACTATGGCTGGTACTCAAGATACGGCGGGGCATCTTTCCAAGACGGCTTTAATTATGCCTAATTATCAAGCATATCGTGATAATGTAATCCGCAATACTACCAACTCGGTTTTCTGTATTCCACTACCATCGGGTTTAACCCTTGGAGTTACTAAACTGCCCCTTGATAAAGTCCCACTTGAAATTGAAATTCACCTTGCTCCCGACAGCCAGTTTTTTTATTCGAGTGATGCGACCACGACAAATATTTCTAATGCATTTTATGAAATGAGTAACATTGAATTAACATGTGAAGTTGAAACTGGTGTTAAATCTCCCGATAGCGGTGTTTTAGATTTTAACTCGATTACTTCATATTTCTCAACTCTTGAGGCGAGTAATTCCATTATAAATTTCAATCTTGGATTATCGAAGGTGCTTGCGTCTTTTGTGAATTTTGTTCCATCTAGTTTTATCAACAATTTATCGCAAGACGGATTCCTCACTTATATGCCTACTCTAAAACCTAATGCTGCTGGTACTGGTGATGGTGGTATTGCTAATTTAGAAACTATCTCATTCCTCCGTAATGGTGAGCGTTTCCCAGCTGCTTTTGAGGTTGAGAGTGTTTATGATACTACCACAAATGCTACTACGGTTGTTGATCCTCAAGTTATTAAGGGTTTCTTAAGTTCTATTGTTCCCGAGCAGCACCACACAAGGACTTCAGCTTCTCCACTTACAGTCAATCGCAATTTCACGGGTAATCAAAATGCTGTTACTGGATATCGTTTCATGCCCGATACTGGTGCTGTTTATGGTGTTGGTGTCCTATATGATATGTTAGATAGTGAAGGTGTTGATTTCTCAAATTCCCAGTTTTCGATTCAAATGAAAAATGGATTAGTCGATGGTAACCCAATCTCTGCATATCTATTTATTAAATCGAAGGTTGTTGTTGCATGGTCTAGTGAAAAGGGCGTACAAGTTGTAATGTAAATATTTTCTATGTAATTAAATTTTATCTTTTTTATTTTTTATATTTTTAATATATTTAATTATATAAAAATGAGTGATAGCGACCGTATCCCCGATCTTATTAAAATTGGAGCAATTCCATCATCTTACGGGCAGAAATTACATACTGATGTAATTGATCCCGTCACGTTTTCGCAAAGACGAGTTAGATTCACTCTATCTCGTGTTGCTGGATTCCTTCATTCGAATTCAAAAGTTACTCTTGCAATAACTCCTCAAGCTGGAGTAGCTAAAGGTTATTACCCATTAAATGTAGGTGTTTCTCAGTTGATTAAAACCGCCCAGCTTACTATTGGTAACAATACTGTTTGCTCGGTTGATGACTATAACCAGTTCCACGCTTATCAATCGATGTTTATTTCTAATGAAGATAACAAAGAAAGAGAGCAGTTTTTATCTCAAAGGTGTATCTCCCATATGCCCGTATATGATGATCGTACCGAAAATACCACGGATAAACCTCCTAACTCTGCTAAAAGAATTGGTCTAGATGTTGGGCGTTATCCAGTTGTTCCCGCTGCTGGTGGTGTTGGTGCTTTCGAATTACTACCATTTATGGAGCAAGATGGTACATCCGCCCAAACTATTAGTGAAGCACCAGTTTATTCGGTCTATTTAAGTGATCTTTTCCCCTTCCTTAAATTTAATCAGTTGCCTATGTTTATGTTAGATGAAGAAGTCCATATCGATTTAACTTTTGTAGATAGTACAACTTCTGTTGCTGATGGTGCGACTATTGAATCTCTGCGTTGCTGTGTAAATAACGGCGATGCTTCTACATTAGCATTTGATGTTAATGAAAGTGAATGTAAGCTTGTATATGATAGTATTACTTATGATGGTGATATCATGGAGAAATACGCCCAGCAAAATCCAAAACTAACTTTTCAGTATGCCGACTATCGCCTCACTAAAAGGACGGGTAAGTTTGAAGCGGGTGCTGGTGCGGGTGGTACTGATATTAATGACTTTGCTAATGTAACTTTACCAATTGGCGGTAATGGTCGGCTTTGCACCAAAGCCATTTTTGGTCTTCAAGCGAATAAAAACTTTACGGCGAAATCTCTAGTTAATGGGACAGCCGCATTTGGTGATATTGGATTAGAATACAATTTACTATATAATGATAGATTTGAGTTTAGTGTTGATCGCAAAAATTCGGCACTTCAGTTTGCTACTACTCAAGCTGCTGAAGGTGCTGTCCCTATGCTTACTCATGATGAGATTGTGAAGAGATCGGGTACTAGTAGTATTACTGCTGAAACTTTAGAAGGACACGCACAAGCATCTAAAACTGTTGGCCTCGAAACACTATTTAGATGGAATAGTGTTCGACCTAATAAGGGAGAGAGAATCAATAACAAGGGTATAGATCTCATCTACAAGGCGAGCGGTTTAACTGATGATACTTATACTCTCCGTGTTTATATCGAATTGCTTAAGGTTGCAACTATCGAGAATGGAAGATTTAATTGTTATTTCGCATAAATAATAAAAATATATATTAACATTATAAAGTAAATGAATTGGTTAATTAATTTTATATGGGATTATTTTAAATGTCCTAAATGTGATAAATATAAACAAAGAGAAGATGAAATTTTAAAGCTTGTAGAAGATTTAGTTAAAACTCAAACTGAAATATTAGAATATTTAAATTTAGATAAAAGTGGTAGGGGTAAAATCAAAAAATGAAACGTCTAAACCACCATCCTCCAAGTAGTTTATTTTTCAAGATTTACCCCAACCACTTTTTCATATCCATTTTTTTTCGTTTTTATAATATAAAAAATAATCTATTATTATATTATAAATATGTCTATTGATAGTAAAAATCCAACTGAAGATATTTCAAAATCGAGACCTACTTTGAAAACTAATACAGTAAAACAATATGTAGTTAATCTCAAGAAACTTCAAAAAATTTATGATACTGATGATTATAACTTCTTAAAGAAACCCGAAGATGTAATGGATAAAATAAGTAATCTACATTATCTATCACAACGCAATATATTAAATGCCGTAGTTGTACTATTAATGGCTCTTAATCATGAAACAAAAAATGATGATTTAATCGAAGAGTATAGTAAATTAAGAGATGAATTTAATGATAAATATAGCGACGAGCAAAAGAGTGGTATAATAAGTGAAAAGCAATCTAAAAACTTTGCAACAATAGAAGAAGTTTATGATATGATAAATAAGATGGCGGATGAATTGAAACCAATAAAAAAGAAATCAAAAGATGATATTACCAAAAAAGAAATGCAATTACTACAAGCGTATGTACTATTTAATATATATGCTCGAATGCCGTTTCGCAATGATACGTCTATGATGGAAGCGATCAATCAAGCCCAATATAAAAAACTAAGTGATAAAGAAAAGAAAGAAAATAACTATTTAGTTGTACCATCGAAGGGTAATTTATATTTTGTATTGAATAAATATAAAACTGCGAAAAAATATGAGGAGTTGGATTTACCAATCGAAGATAAAAATTTAAGAAAGATTTTAAGATATTATTTGAAGATGAATGGGATGGGTGTATTGTTTAAGACATCGACGGGCAAACCATTAACGAGGATTGAATTAAGTAAAGTGTTACTTAAATATAGTGAAAAATATATGGGTAAAAAAATAAGTACAACTCTTTTAAGAAAAATTTATTTATCTTCAAAATATGGTAACATGAAGGAGGAGTTGGAGAAGGACAATAAAGTGATGGGACATTCGAAACAAGTTGCCCTCGATACTTATGTTAAGAAATCTAAAGATGAATAATTACTTTTTTTTAAGAGTAACTTTGCTTAAAGTTTTCTTTGTATCTCCTTCAACTTTAGCTTCTACAATTACAATATTGGGATCTTTTGGTGTTGATACATCAAAAATAGGTCTTTTTTGATTATCATTCATTTCTTTTATTTGTGTAGCAGTCAATTTTACTCTTTCGATTCCCGTAAAACCTTTATATTTTTCTTTTAAAACTTTTTGGATAGCAGCATCATTTGGTTTTACAAGTTCAATCTCATCGATACTTCTAAATCTTATTGCTGCTACCATTTTTTTTTCCTTCTTTTCCTTCGGTACTTCAGTTTGTGTAGATGAGGTTGCTGTTTTTGGTTTTGGTTTTGGTTTTTTATCCAAATTTTTCTTCTGTTGCTCCAAAGCTTTAGAAACAATTTCTTTTCTTTTGGCTCTTTCCTCTTTTTTCTTTTGCATTTGTTTTTCTTCTTTTTCTTCCTTTCCTTTTTGTTTTTCAAGTTTTGTCTTAGGTTTAGGTAATACTTGTGTTACTTTCTTCATATCAACTTTTGGTTTTCTTTTCATTTCTACTTTAGGTATAAGTGCTTGTTTCTCATGATCTACCATATATCCATTTTTTTTAACAAGAGCAATAATATCTTCTCTTTTAGATCCCTTTGGTATTTTAATAGATACCAAGACATTATGGGCTCTTATGAGCTTTCGAATTTCGGGAGTAGTCAATTCACCTTTCATTTTTCCACTTTTGTAGGGCATCTTTTAAGTATATAAAATAAAATAAAAATAAAAGATATATTATAAAAAATGATTATTGATAAGTCGCATTCAAAGAAAGATATAGTGAATTTATTTGCAAAACTTGGGGTAACAATCGATGATGAATTAACCAAAGGCAAAATAGTGAGTGATATAGAAAAGTATTTTGAAAATGTAATTTATAATGATAAAATTAAGAATTGTACTGAATTAAAAGAATTTCTAAAGAAACCATCGACAAAACAAAGACCAACAACACAACAAAAAAGAGATATCATGTTTAGAGCAAAAAAAATAATTAAGTGGGGAAAAAATGATTATATATTCGATATGGAGACATATAAAGACGCAAGTGATCCTTATGATGATATTATGCAAATTTATATGTGGGGAGATTTACCAAGTGTAAGAAGAGCTTGTAGATTTTATAATTTAAGTATTTATTGTAAGGATCATATCAATCCAATAATTACTGAAGAAGTAGAACAAGAGATGAACCAAAATAAAATAATCAAACAACAATATCTCTATAAATTAGAGATTAGACGGGCAACAAAAGAAAATCCAATTATAGTAACTTTTGATTAAAATACGTTTCTATAGACAAAAATAAAATCTATGTTTATACTATAAAATGAATAACACAAAAAGAAATGATTTAAATTTTGGATTTAAAAGCGAAGAGGAAATACATGTTATTTTAGAGGAAGAGTTTGGTACATTATTAAGATCGAGCAAGAATCCCGAAATGGGTAAATATTATGAATTCGATAAATATAATGAAGATTATTTTATTGAAGTTAAGACAAGAAGAATTAAACACAATCAATATCCATCATTATTTTTTGGTAATAACAAATTAATAAAAGGTGATGAATTATTAAAGAAAAATCCAAATTTAAGAATCTTTTATTTGTGGCGTTGCAACGATGGAATTTATGGCTGGGAACATAAGAGTAGTGAATATACAATCGAAAAGAGAGGAAGATGTGATCGAGGTAAAGATGAATTCGATGATTGTGTAGATATAAAACAAAAATATATTAAACCATTAAAAAATCTATTAGATAATATAAATGGTGGAGAAAGTGAAGATAACTTATAAAGGTGAATCACGAATAGTACCAAAAACATATGTCGAAGGATTAAAGGGCAATGATAGAAGAAAACAAATTAAAAGTATTTTTGAAGGGACATTTAGACCCAAGACAAAAGCACCACCAAAAAAATCTAGTTGGACTACAAAATTTAATAAAAAGTATGGGAAAGAATTAGATGAAATGAAAGGTGGAAGAAGTAAAAGAAATATAGCAAAGGTTACTGGAATACCATTCAAAGCTATAGATGAAGTTTTTAAGAAAGGTGAAGGAGCATATTATTCGAGTGGGTCTCGTCCTAATCAATCACCGCAATCATGGGCTTACGCTCGAGTGTATAGTTATATACTAGGAGGAAATGCGAGAAAAACTGATGCTTCAATTACAAAGAAATATAATGTTAAATTTAAGTAATCTTCTTTTTATTCATAATTAAATAACCATTAGATTCATCATTATCGATTATCTTAAGTTTAAGTAATCCAAATAAACATGATATGAAAAATTCATGATCGCTTCTCCTTATAGCTTTATTATCTTTCTTTCTATTATATATAATATTGCAAAAATTAGTTAATGTAAATATAATTTGTTTTAATTTAAATTTTTCTTTCATCGATTTTAATATTAAGTACTCACCTTGATATTTATATTTATCGAATGTTTTTTTATTTGTTAAAGGGAATGAGCTTACAAGTAATCCTTTATAATATAAGTTAAGTGATCCATTACATCCATTATATATCATTTTATCTATATAATCTAATAGAATATAATATTTAAGTATAAAATAATCTAATATTATGCTATTTAATCTATAATTATGTCTAAAATAGGTATTTAAAGAGTATATATTTTAAAATATATGTGTCTTTAAGTGTTAATAATGGTATAATAATACACTATTACCCTATTTATCGATAATTTTAAGTATAATAATACATTATATTTAAGATTATTATATATTATTAAGTATATAATGGATTTTCAACAATTACCCGATGATATTAAGAATTTAATTTTTTCAAAGAATCGAAGCTGGACTAGACAAGAGATAGATAGAAATAAAAGATTGTACCTAGAAGTCATAGATCATTTACATGAAATTATCGAAACAACAGACCAAATATATTATGAAGCAAATGAAGAAGAAGAAATTATAGATACTGATTGGGGTTTCGGTAATGCTATGTTAGATTGCATTAGAGAAGAAAATATAGAATATAAATATCAAGTTGAAGAAGATATCGAATTTAATAATTATTATGAAATAATAATTTGAAATTTGCGTTAATTCACCAAAATTATTTTCTATGCTTAAGTATAATGGATAGAGAAAAAACACTTAAAAAGAAAACCTTAAATATAACTAAAGAGAATAAAATGATTGCTAATAATAATATTATGAACTTCAAAGATTTTAAGGGAGAGAAAGATTTTAATGCTAAGATCGATCCCTTTACTAAATCAACTAAGAAAGAAATTGAAGATATGATCCAATCTTCTAAATTTTCAAAAAAATATTTTTTCGAATGGACTACATATCAATCTAAGATTAAACCTTTTTATGATATCGATATGTTTTATGATAATAAAGAAGATCAAGAAAAGAATATTAATATAATTGAAAAAGAAACAAAAGAAGTACTAAAAGGTTTATATCCCGAAACTGATATTGCTATTTCATCGAGCCATGGTGCTAAAACTAAAATCAAAACTATTAAGAAGATTAAGAAAAAGATTGAGGGTTTTGCAATCTCATTTCATTTTGTTATGTGTGATTATGAAACAACCGTGGAAAAATTAAGAGAGTTTAATGATAAACATAATCTATATGATATTAAGTTTAAGAATACAAATGAGAAGATGTTTGATAAATCAGTTTATCGTGATGGAGGTAATATGAGGTTTTTATATTCATACAAGCCAAACGATACTAGACAAAAAATTCCCGAAAATTATAAAGATGATTATATGCTAACTAAACATGTTATCCAAAGCAGTGATGCTACTAATCATTGGAAACGCTCGATGCCTAATGTTGTTTCTCCACCAGCTTCACCACCTCAATCTCCTAAGGTACAAGAAAAAGAAGTTGTTGAAGAAGTTGTTGAAGAAGTTGTTGAAAAAGATGAAGAATTTATTATAAAAAAACAATATGATGCTGGTGAATTACAAGAGATCCTAGATATGTTACCTAATGATTGTTATGAATATGATATATGGATTAAAATTGGAATGGCTATCCATAATATTACTGAAGCTGATAATGTTGGTATTGGAATGTATGCTGAGTGGAGTAAGAAAGATGATGAGAATTTTGATTTAGAATTAATTATGAAAAATTGGAAGTATTGGAGTAAAAAGAAAACTGGAAATAAACTTGGATTAACTTTCTTAAGAAAACTTAAAGCCAAGTATCAACCAACAAAGGATCAATCATTGCAACAAGTTTTTAGAAATTGTTTAATCGATGTTGAATATGGTAAGGGATTAAACCATGCTCGAAAATGTATGTACAATGAAATGAATAATCGAGTTATCTTTGTTAAAGAAACTGGAGATTATATTATTTTAGATAAGAAGATTATTCGAAAAAAAAATGAAGATTTAATTACCATGCCTTGCTGGTATCTTAAGACAGCAACAAAAACTAAAGACCATTTCTTAAAAGAGAAATTTACATTTACTTATAAAGATGCTGACCCCGATGATGATGATGATAATGAAGGTAAAGAGCCACCAAAGAAAACAATAAATTTTGACCCTTTCAAAGAATGGTGTGAATGGATTGATAGGAAGGAAGTACGAGCTATTGGATTCGATCCTCGTGAAAATTCAAATAAAGATTTATTTAATTTATGGAATGGATTTAATATTAGTAAAGAAGATGCCGACCAATATGATGAAGAAGATGCTAAACCGATATTAGATCATATCAAGTCAATATGGTGTAAGGGCGATGAAGATGCTTATAATTATGTTATGGATTATTTTAGTCATATTATCCAAAAGCCACATATTAAAACTGGTGTTTTACTTGCTCTTAAATCGAAACAAGGTGCGGGTAAGGGTATTGTACTTGATTATTTAGCTAAGATTATTGGAGACGCACACTACGCACAGAATAGCAATGCGAATTTCTTATTTGGTGATTTCAACGGACAATTAGAAGGTAAGATCCTTGTAAATCTTGATGAAGCTTTTTGGGGTGGAGATAAGAAATTAGAGGGTGTTGTAAAAAATAAAATTACAGAAACTCGACAAACAATTAACAAAAAGAATAAAGAAAATTATATGATCGATGATTACGCAAATTATATCATCACAACTAATAATGATTGGTTTGCTGGTACAACTGAAGATGATAGAAGGCATTTTTGTTTAGAATGTGATAACAAATATGCGAGTATTTCTACAAAAGAAAAAGATGAATATTTTAGACCAATATATGAATCTCCATGTGAAGCTTTCGCAAAAGTATTATATAATCGTGATATTACTAATTTTAAACCTAGACAATTTAAGAAAACTGATGTACTACAAGGTCAAGTAGAAATGAATTGGAATAGTCCTAAAGTATTTTGGAATCGAGTAATGAAGGATGGAGGTTTTGAATATGACGGACAATTTATCGAATGGAATAAAACTTTAGAAGTTGTTACTGATTATGATAAGAAAACATATGGACTTGAGATCAAAAACAAAAAGAAAGAAAAACGTGTTGTTTATTCAAAAGATTGGTTATTTAAATGTTATGATAAACAATCTTACAATGGAAGGAAGTTTGATAATAGTAGTTTTTGGAGAGAGATTGAGAAAAAAGATGGATGCTTAGGCGATCTATATGTTGATAAAAGAATTCAAGTTAAAAAACAAAGAAAAATCTTTGTATTTCTACCAACATTAGAAGAAGCCCGAGAGAAATGGAATGAAATTCAAGAATATCAATATAATTATGGTAATGAAGATGAAGAAGATGAATGGGCGGTCGATGATGGATATGATTTTAGTAGTGATGATGAATAAATTTAATATTTCTTTGTACCTTTACTTTTTTTTTTACTTTTAAAACCCTCGAATATCTTTTCGGGTTTTATTTTCGTTTCTTCATCTAAATCTTTTTTAATATCGATTTGGATTGCATCATGATTTGTTATAGGTTTTACATTAACAACTTTAACTTTTTTTGATTTTTTCGCCATATTATATTATATTTATTTTTTTTTTATTGGTATAAAAAAAATATATTATTTTATTATAAAATGAGTTTAGTGATTACATCGAATGTCGCACAAGAAAATAACCCCGAATTTAGTAATGCTTTTAAACCTTACTCCTATCAAAATCGATTACTCAATACCATGAAAATCCCTCCAAATAGTGAGATAGCTTTACAAAGTGCTAAAATTAATAAAAATGGTTTATTTGTTTTAGATCGAACAAATGCTGATTTCGCCCATTATTTTGGTACGCCAATTGGTACTGATGCAACTAAAATTGCTGCTGGTGAAGAAATAGAAGATCTTGATAGTAGCACTACTCAACCTTTTAGAGGTGTTATTGGTGCGGGTGAAGCATTTAATGCTGGTGGTAAAAATGAAAGAAATATTGAAGATATGACTGCTGATCTACAAAAAGGTGTCGATGCTTGTGCTTTTCATCCCAGTTTAATTAGAACGAAGGGTGCTGGTTTTGAAAGCTCAATTAAGGTTACTGCCGAATATGATTCAACATCTCTACAATTCAAAGGTTTTACATTTGTATCTACACAAGAAGATGCTGCTTTAACTAATCGAGGTGCTGCTAATATTACTTGGACTGATGTATCTAAAAATAATGAATATAATTTTACACAAGCAGCTGGAACTGTAACATCTACTGATGCTGATGGTTTCTATGTACAGAATAGGGAATATCCAATCGCACAAAATGGCGGTGAGGCAATTTTTAATATTACTGGTGCTAATACTGGCCCATGGATGTGTGGTTTATCTCGAATTAATAAACCAACAGATATTGGTGCTGGTGATTTCGCACATCTCCCACCATATTTTGATTTCAGTAGAACTAGCGGTACAATTTTATCGGGAAGATTTGCAAGGGGTCAATATAGATATGCTGATTTTGCTGTGTGTCGTGTTGCTGGAAAACTTCGTGTATTTCAGTCGGGAACTGATAGCAGAGCAGCGGGATCTAATGTTGGTGCTAATGGAACTTACATGAATGAAATAATTTATTATGGTGGTTGGAACGCTCAATATGCTAATCTTGCTGATGCTGATGATATAGAAAATGTTAAATTTACATTAAATAATGAAAATATGAAAATAGAAGTTTATGATAAAAATGATAAAAAATATTATATACTTGCTGATTATACAACTCTTAAAGCTGCGGGTGCTGTTAAAAACCAGCATCTAAATGCTGTTAATGCTACTGAATGGGCTATGTATCCCGTCTGTGCTGCTAGTGGTGGTGCTGCTGGTGGTAAAGCAATTGAATTAGATAAGGTATTACATTATCCTAATTATCCAATTTATACTGATAATAGATATAGTGATTATGATTGGTGGGGTTGGAGTCAAGAGAATAACCAAACGGCACTATGTTTAGCATTAGAGAAGAGACCATGGAATGATGCAAATTTCGTCCAAGATTTAACACCTCAAGGAATCGATAGTAAAGGTATGGATAATTATAGTAGTGTTTTTATTACTTCTAAAAGTGTTGCTTATGGTGATAGTACAAATGATTGCTCTTCAACTCGTCTATTAGGTTTCGAAGGACAACCCGTTTCGATCCCCGTTGCAACATCTAAATTAATCACTACAAATAAGAGTGCTAGTGTGCCTCGATTAATAAGTAATATTTCATTATTTATTCGATTAAATAATTTCACGCAAAATTCGGTTAATGCGAGACAAGGGACAACTTCAAAGATCGTAGCACATTTACCTCGATTTGATAATAGTGGAAATGAAACTGGTGGATTATATTTTGAGCCACATGAAAAGACATATTTAGCACTTAATAATACAGATGAAATACTTATTAATAGTTTTGATGTAGATTTTGTTTATGAAAATGAAACATTATGCTCCGCACTTACTGGTAAAACTGTTGTATGTTTTCATATAAGAGATAAGAAATAAATAAATTCAAAAGTGGTTGGGGTAAATCCCAAAAATAAAAGTACTCAGCACCACCCCTCCAACACGTTTTATTTTCGACATTTACCCCAACCACTTTTTTCGATTTCGTTAAATATTTAAAAAAAAAAATCTATATATTATATATAGAAAATATGGATCTCACAGCAGAGCAAATCGCAAGAGTTTTAACAAATTATAAAAATAAAAGAATTCGAGAAACGAACTATTATCATAATGTAACTAAAAATAAAGAAGAATTTAAATTAAAGAATCGACAAAGGGCTAAAGATCATTATGCAAATGGGTACAAAGAAAAGAAGAAAGAAAATTATGAAAATAATAAAGAATTTCAACAAGCTAAATCACTTTTTAATTATTATAAGAAGAATGATAAGATCGATAAATTTAAGGAGAAACATGAAGCCAAATATCAAATGTTACTCGATAAAGATATAATCCAATAATTAATATGTTTTTTTAATCTCTTTTTTTATATATCTTCATAATATAAATATGAGCGAATATGTTGATACTAAACTACTAAATTGTAATCGCCTTGCTTCGACAGAGGCGAGATCGGGTAATGATAGTAACCCAGCAGTTTTCACCAATCCTTTAAATCAAACAATAAGATTAGATGTTGGTGATAAAGTATCTTTAGAAAGAGCTTTTATTAGTGAAGTCGGTGCTGGTAATCCACAAACTATCGAATTCAAAGGTGAAAGCGTTGGGACTAATAATGTGCCTACTTATACTGATATTGACTATGGTAATAAATTTTATCAAAAATCAACAACCTACCAACCAAGATATAGATTGGGTTATTATCAAACAATTACCACAACTATTAAAAGTGATGAAACTGTAGAATTAAGAGATAATTTAGCACCATTAATATTTGGTTATTATATTACATCAAATGAATATCCAAATTATATTCAACAACCTCGAAGATTCGCACAAACAAGTGATACAAGAGGATCAGTCCCAAGTAATTATTCATTTTATAGAAGTGCTGATAGTACTGCGGGAGGGATGACTTATAACACTATAAATACTAATGCTGTATGTTTTGCGGATTGGGTAAAAAAAAGAGGTAATGGTGATGTAACTATTTATAAGCAAAAAGTTGATAACACAAGATATACTTTATTTATTAAAGATAAAATTGGGTATCATGCGGGTCATCCTAATACTGCCGATCAATTCCCTAAACAATTTCATAATGGTCTTTTTAGTGAATGTACTTATCATCGAATTAGAGAAAGAAAAGACATCGAAGTTAAAAAAGGATTTAATACTCCATCAGCTGTTGCAACACAAATTACGAAACAATTAACTGAAACTCGAAATGAAGAGATTTTTGAAATATTAGATGGGACATCATTTTCTCGACCTATCACTAAAACAATTGAAACAACAACTTATAAACCAATCAACGCACAAAATCTTTATAATTTTAATAGCGGGACTTTAGCTGATTATCTTGCTGTGAATTTACCAACAAATGTAGATGATGTGTCGCAAGGTGCTATCGATTATGTTGCAACATTTGGTTACATAGGAGTTAAACGTCCCGAGATATTTGAGAAAGGTAGAGAGATGGCTGAATTACCAGTTGCTGTTTTAAGAAATTTTGCTGGTGATGCAATACCTCCTCACCCATTAAATTATGCTAATGAAGGTTTCCAATTAGTAGGGACATATGAAAATACCAGTATAGGAGGTAATATTAGCCATACATTTACAACAAATTTAGAATATACTGAAGCTAATTGTAAAAAAATAAGAGAATATTTTGATACTCAAGCTTTGTACCCAGAATTATGGGATGGTCTCCAAGAAACCGAATATTATAGTTTAAATAGGGTAGAAACTCTTGGTGGTCTTACAAATCCCGATGTAACTAATAGTAGATTTTTTCATATGAATCAATATACTACTACTGGTGGTGCTGGTGTTATCCATAATGAAACTTTTGGAGATGATAGTTTCTCACAGAGAGGAGCGCCTAATAATATCGAAATGACCTCTGTGCCTTGGTTTAGTTATTATGATGATAATTTTAGAGATACTTTTATCCCTCCAAGAGTTTGGATGTCTATAGCACAAGATGGTTTAAGTTATGGTTTTGCCCGACCAGTTAAATATACAAATCACGACGCAGATGGTAATGAAATAAAAGATTTCTATTTAATTGGTATTACTAATCACACTGTAGCGGGGACACCAAAGGAGTTATTTAGTGAAGATGTTGTTGGTAATACGGGCAAAATTAAATTTGGTAGAAGAGTAGGATTCGATTTTCATGCGACAGCTTATTCAACCGCAATCATAACTCCTTATTCGGGATATAGTAATGTTGATATAGGTACATTATCAACTACTAATGATGGATCACTAGTTGGGGGACAATTACCAGCAGCAAGGGCATATACTGATACAATTAATCATATTAGAGATATAGGTAATACAGCACAAACTACTGATTTAATGCCTTACATGACTATGACTTATATAGGTGCTAATAATCCCGAAATATCTTATAATACTACAAATAATAGATTTGAATTTAAGAGATTACACACAAGTAATAATATTGGTAATCGATTTAAAGCGGGTAATGATGCTGATAGTTTAACATCTAAAACCATGGAGCCACCAAATAGACAAGATAGATTACCTTTATCACCTCCCGATGCTAATGTCGATGCTGGTGATACTGTTTATAAGATCAATCCTCGTCCTCCTCAATTTGGATATTCACCAACATTTAAACCTTATCACCCCGAAAATTTTGTTGCTCGTGTGAATTGTTATCCAGCAAATCCATCAACAACAAGGGCAGAAGAAGCAAGTAAAGGTACAAATATGCAAATATATAATAAATTTAATGATAATATTAGACCTTATACAGCATTCGATAGTCATGGTGGTGTCTATATCGATAACTGGGGTTTTACAAGAGAAACTTGGACTGATAATTTATGGGATATTTTAGGTTATGATTTTGATGCTACTAATGCTCCAGTTAGCTCTAAAAATGTTTTAACTCAAAGAGTTGATAATGAAAATAGCGGGGCGTTATATCGACCAACAACTAATGCCGAAGTAGTTACAACCGATACAAAAGCATATGTTTCTAATCAATTTGGTGTAAGTCAATATTATACATCTTTACCTTATCCAAGTTGTTGTGTAGATTATACTGCTAGATTAATTAATGGTAATGACCTTTGGACTTATGCGGGCGATCAAAGTGCTCTTGGGACGGAATTTACTGCTCCACACGCACGACCCGAAGAAATTTTTGATGAAGTAGCTATAAAAACTGAAAGTACTACTATTACAGCAACCGATCTCCAAAAGAGTGTATTAAGACCTTACTATACTATAAGAAGTAATATATTAGAAGGATCAAGTGCTATTGGTGGTAATCCTACTGGAGCTAATCTCCCTATTATTTCAATTGTTGATAAATATAGTGGAGCAAGTGATTACTTTTTAGGTAATCCAAGTGATATACAATTTACTGTTACTAAACCTACTATTATTGCTGATATTACAACATCGATACATGATAGCGATGGTAAATATGCAAATGTAAATCGTACATCAGCAGTAGTTTATAAAATCGAAAAAGTTAAACAAACACCAACGGGAATAATAGAAGAAATAATGGATGCTGCTAAAAAAGAAAAAAAATAATTTGAAAATTTAAAATATATTATAATATAATATAAAATGCGGATCTTTTTAAGCGAGATGGCGGACAAAGAGAAACTTTGCTGTATGCCTTGGGAAATTGATGGTGATGATGACTGGTATAGGGATGAATTATACTGTGGTGATACTATACTTGATGATTGGACTTGTGAATCACTTATCGAAGCTGTTACTAAAGACATCGAGGATAAATTAAGTGTTGAAGAGATTTTGACTAAATATCTAAAAACCCATGATGTTTAAATTTAAAATAAAAATATATATTATAGTATAAATGGATAAAACAAGTTTTGAAGAAATTGAAAGTTTATTATGTATGGTTGGAAGAAGAGATTTACTACATGAGTTTAGAGAAAATGTAACTCTTGCAGATGATTATAAACCTATAGATATGGATGATAGTTCAAGTGATAGTGGTGATTCATGTGTAACTGAAGTGGAATATGAAGTTAAGATCGATGAAAAAGGTTTTCAAAGTTTAAAGTAAATTTAAATAATAAAAATATATGTTATAGTATGAAATTATTTAATGGTGATTGTTTGGATAAACTAAAAGATATAGAAGATGAAAGTGTCGATCTTATATTCACATCACCTCCTTATTGGAAAGGTTTTAAATATGAAAGTTATTTTAATAGCTATAAACAATATTTAGATTGGTGTGAAATATGGATTAAAGATTTAAAACGAGTACTGAAAGATGATGGGTATTTTTTATTGAATATTGCAAATGATAGTGAAACAACTGTTAAAGCATTCGAAGTTTTAAATATAGCTTTAAAATATTGGAAATTGTGCGATACTATAATTTGGTTTGTTTATAATAGACAACCAGCCAATACAAATAGACAATTAACAAATCAACATGAATTTATATTTTTATTAAGAAAACATAATAATAATATTAATATTCGTAAAGAAAGGATTAAAGATAATGATATTTTTATAACTAAAAATATTGGTAATGTTTGGAAAATTCCATTTAAAAAATCACAATATAGTTTGAAAAAAACTTGTGGAGGATCTAAAAATTGGGGACATTCGGGATTTTCAAATGAATTATGTGATATAGTTATAGATTTATTTACTGATGAAGATGATTTGGTATTCGATTGTTTTGCTGGTTATTGTAATTTAGGTGTTTGTTGTGAAAAGAAAAAAAGAAATTTCATCGGTATAGAAAGAGATAAAAATATATATGAAACTGCTATTAGTAGATTTGAAAACTATAACTTATAATTTTGTAATTTAATTTTTTATATTAATCATAATAAATAACTATGGTTAAGATGGTAATAGAAAAAGGTACAGCTAAAAATAAAAAGCTTAAGGCAATCTTTTTTGACGAGAAAGGTAAGAAGATAAAAACAACACAATTCGGTGATAACCGATACCAAGATTATACAATCCACAAAGACAAAGCACGAAGAAAAAAATACTTGGAGAGACATAAAAAAGATTTATCCAAGGGTGATTATATGTCTGCGGGACATTTGAGTTATTATATTTTGTGGGGTGATAGTACATCTCGATCTACTAATATTAAGAAATATAAAAAAATGTTTAAATTAACTTAATATCTTATATATAATAAATGATACCTTTTATGATGGCTCGAATTTTAATCGATATAGTAGGACAACCTCCAAGTCCTTATGATGAAAATGGTTGTTGTGTTTCGTGTGGTTATACATGGTGTGAAAGTTTAAATGAATGTGTTAGATTATGGGAGACATATTGCAAAAGTTTAGATGACGGACACTAATAACAATTAGCAAACGGATTATTATATTCTTTTTGTGGTGGTGCTACTGCTCTCCTTATTTGATTCCTAATTGCTTCTTGTTCTCTATTCTTTTCTTGTTCGATTTTCTTTTGTTCTTTCCTTTTCTTCCGTATTTTTTCATAATTCATAATTGCGGTTAGTTGTGCTTCTTCTAAATCTTTTTTAGTAATAGTAGAAACTGGATAGTCAGCTTCTCTCGATTTTGGTTTTGGTTCTTCTTCAACTTCTTCTTTTAATTGTTTAACTCTTTTAACTTTTTGTTTTTTGAGTAATTCTTTCTCTTCTTTTTCTAATGCTTTTGCATCTTTCTTTTCTTGTGCTTTTGCTTTTCTTACTTCCATCGCCTTTTCTCTTGCTGCTTTTAATTTCTCTTTATGGGCTTCACTCATGGGAGGTCTCTTCTTTCTTGGCTTTCCTTTCTTTGTTAATTTAACATTAGTATCTATAGGCATATTAAATATCTCATTTACATCCATGCCTTCTCTTTTCGATTTTGCCTTTGGTACAATATCCTCTTCAATTATCTCTTCCTTTTTCTCTTCGATCTCCTCTTGTGTTATATCTTTCTCTTCATCGAATTCTTCGATTTCAGTAGTAATATTATCATCATTATCATCATCATCATCACTAGGGATAAAATCCATTTTCACTTCGGGTATAAAACTCATCTCTTTTTGTTATAATATATATTTTATTTTTCTATTAAATATAATAAATTATTAATTTTTATTAAATTTCTATTTCTTTTTATTGTTCCCTATAAATTTCAAATAAATGGTATTAATCAAAAGTGGTAGGGGTAAATTCTTAATATTCATTAAAAAGTGGTAGGGGTAGCATCGAGAAAAAAAACGTCTCAGCCCCCACCCCTCAACACGTTTTATTTTCAACATTTACCCCAACCACTTTAGATTATTTACCACTTTTATGGTTCAACATTATCACTATCAATATCAATATTAATAGATTCATCTTCTTCTTGTACTTGGTTATCGTCTTCAACTTTATCTTCTTTATAAGGTTTTATTTCTTTTAATCCATTACATATTATTGGTTTTCTTACATTTGGATATTTATCCTCGAATTTCTTATTAAACATGGTGATAATATCAAGATCGATATTTGGTGCTGTTTCTAATAAATTATCATATTCAGCTCTACAAACTTTTAAGAAATCTCTACAAGGTTTTCTCTTTACATCTTGTAATGATAATTCAATTTCAATTGCTCTACCAAGTTTAGACCAAGCTAAAGCACTAATCCTATGTCCTTCGAATGTTTCTGCATATTTTAAGAAAGACCCTAATGTACCTAATATCCCACAAAAGATATTGAATCCACCAACAACAGCAGTAAAACCATGTTGATAATCTTTTGGGATATAACTATCAACCGCAAAATTACCAACACCAGTTAAAGTAGATAATACAATAATTGGTATTTGTAAATGTTGATATTTCTTCTTATATTTTCTTGTGCTATAATTATGTAAATAAGCATAGCACATACTAACTTCACCCCATTCACTTAATAGCTCTTCTATTTCATCACTCCATTCATCTATGTTTTCGGGTAAAGGTCTAGGTGTTTGCATTCGATCCATTTATTATAATTTATTATTTTAATTTCATTATTAAAATATTGAATTTATTATATAGATGAGCGATAACCCATTTGTACCTAAACCGATAGAAGAAGTTAAACAAGACATTCACTCTATAAAACAAAAAAACTCGATGTCGTCTGTATCAAAAGTGAGATTCAACAAATTAAAGAGTTGTTAAAAATGAGAGAAGACCAAAAGGAAGAAATCTCTAAAGGGTGGAGTTTATGGAATTAAGGTTTATTTAATATATTTTTTATATTACTTTAATATAAATGGTTAAAGTATTAGAGTTATTTTCGGGTACTGGATCAGTTGGTAAATGTTGCAAAGAGTTAGGTTGGGCTGTAGTTAGTGTTGATATGATATTACCAGCAGACCATCAATGTGATATTATGAATTTCGATTATAAACAATATGATAAAGATGAGTTCGATATTGTTTGGGCGTCTCCACCATGCCTTTCATATAGCCAATTAAAAAAATGTTGGTATGGTAGAAAATTAAAAGATGGTACAATATATACGAAAGAGCAACACATGAAAGAGCAAGATGAAGGTGATAAATTAGTTTTAAAAAGTTTTGAGATAATAGATTATTTTAATCCTCATTATTGGTTTCTAGAAAATCCCCAAACTGGTAATCTAAAAGATAGAGATATCATGAAAGATAAACCTTTTTATGATATTGACTATTGTATGTATAGTGATTGGGGATATAAAAAGAGGACAAGAATATGGACTAATAAAGAAGAGTTTGATAATAAATTATGTGATGGTAGTGGTGCTTGTGGTAATATGATGGAGAATCAACATACATCAGTATTAGGTAATGGTTATGAAATGATCGATGGTAAAAAAGTATTATGTAATACTAAAGACAAAAGGGATAAACTAAGGACAACTAAACAAAAACTTCATCGATCAAGGATGGGTACAAGTAAAACGGTTCAAGATGGAGATAAAATAATAAGATGTAATACTGCTGAATTAAGAAAAAAATATAAAAATTTTCCAAATGTAAATGATAAACTAAATAAAGCAACATCACTACATGAAAGATATAGAATTCCCGAAGATTTAATTTATAGTTTATTTTTAGATTAAAATATATAATATAATATAATATAAATGGAGAAACCACCGCCAAAGGTATTTAAAGTAAAAGATCCCGACCCCGATGATAAATTTAGTGATATACACCCTCATCTACCTCAACCACCAAGTTTATTATTAATTGTTGGCTCG